GCTATGACTTTATTGCTGAAGCTCAAGCTCTCATGAACGAGCGACAGCTGTATACGTCAAACCGCTATTTTCTGCTCAATGACCGAGACTTGCTGCTATTCTCCAAGGACTTAGCTGCTCGCCAAACCCTTCAAGGAAAACCTGCCGATACATGGAAGACTGGACAAATCGGCCAAAATATTGCCGGGTTTGATGTTTTTACTGGCTCTTACCTCCCTAATATCACGGGGGCTGCCGATCCTGCTGTAACTGTAACTGGAAATCAGGCTTTTGTACCTAGCGGGGGTACGGTAAACGCCACTACAGGCGTTGTTACAAATGTAGACTACAGAGAAGCCTCTCTGGTTGTTAATGACTCTTCTTTGGTGTCAGTGGGTGATAAATTCACTTTGGAAAATGGTGGTACTGCTATTCAGTCGGTCGGTCTCCACGACAAAAATCCGACTGGGCAGGCAATGACTTTTACGGTCATTGAAATTACAGATGCCACTCACATCAAAATCTATCCCAAGCCTATTGCAGCTGATCAAGCGGGTATTACATCTCTTGAAGCTGCGTATGCAAACATCAACACTGCTATTCTCAATGGAGCTACGCTCACTCGCCTCAATATCGACGCGTCTAACAAAGCCAATCTTTTTTGGGATAGGTCAGCAGTCGAAGTTGTCGGAGGCTCAATTCCAGCAGAATTGTTTAAGCAGTACGATGGTATGAAGGTCCTGACTTCTTCTATGAAAAATGGCCTTCAGCTTTATATGGTATACGATGGTGATATCTCCACTTTGACTTTTCGGTTCCGCATTTTCGTGTGGTACGGAATCACCATTGTCAATCCCAGTAACTGTGGAGTTGCTGTCTCTTACTAACGATTAACAACTAATCCTTACTCAGTGGGGGAATTTTCTCCCCCACTAAGAACAGAGGAGGGGAAAACATGGCTCACAAATTTCGCATTCAAGATATGTATCATTGGGATGATACAGATGCTGATGACGACGATTTTTATACAACTGTTGCGGCTGATACTCTTGTCATTCCAGTGACACATGCAATTGTCAAAAAGACTACTGGTGCAGACGCAGAAGCTCTTACTCTTGCCAATGGTAGCCCTGGTCAAATTTTGGTAATTCATCTGGTTACTGATGGTGGCGGAGACGGCACGCTTACTCCTGCGACTGCAACTGGATGGGCAACTATCGTTTTCGCCGACGTCAAAGATCAAGCCGTTCTGTTCTACGTCGATGATACTGTTGGTTGGATCATTCTTGGCCTTTCCGGTACAGGTGGTCCACCGGCTCATACCTAAAAACCTATCTACCCGAGGGGGCTAAAGCCCCCTCAAGAACAGGGGGATACAATGAAGCGAGATTTTTTTCATACGGGCCTAAATGTGGGCCGAAGTCAGATTGCGTCTCTCCTTGCTGCTAATGGCCCAGGAGATGACTATTATGTCGACTATCGCAATGGTAGTGATTCCAATGATGGTCTGACTTGGGATACTGCCTTTAGAACTCTTAGTAAGGCTGTAGCTACTGCAACGTCTAACAACAACGATAGAATCTGGGTTGATGGTGACTCTACTGTCGTTGAAACTGCTATGATTACGATTGATAAAAATCGTCTTCATATCATTGGTTGGAATGGCGCTCTTGGTCATTTTGGTCAAGGAGCAAAAATCAAAATCGGTGTTACAACTGCTGCAACTGATGTTGCTTGCATTAAAAACACTGGTGTTAGAAACACTTTTGTCGGCCTCAAAATTATGAATGAGAATACTGTTGCAGAAGGCCTTTATGCTTGGGCTGAGGGCGGAGAGTTTTCTCGGTTCTTTAATTGTGAGTTCTACAAGAGTACTGATTTGGATGATGCAGGGGCTTCCGAAATGCTCCTTAATGGAGATAGTGCAATGTTTTATGATTGCACATTCGGTAGTTTAGCTAATGAGACAGGTGATATCCGGGCAAATGTTCTGTGTACAGCAACCCTTGCAGGAAAGAAACTTAGGGACTGCTATTTTGAAAACTGCCTCTTTTTTGGCAAAGCAGATGATACTGATAAAGTTTTCGTATACGGGGCTAATGCTACTGATGTAGAGCGGATGCTAATGTTTAAAGAATGCTCTTTTATCAATAATCCGCTTTCAGCTGGTACACCTGCTCATGCTGTCGGTTTTGGAGCTGCTCAAACTCAAGGGGTCGTTTTTCTTAAGGACTGCTCTTCCGTTGACTGTACTGTAATGGCTGAAGCCGCTGTTGGTATTTATGTCGATGGCGCAGTTCCTACTTTCGCTACTACTGGTGTATCTGTAGCTGCATAACTAAAAAGGGGCGGGAAACCGCCCCTTTTAAGGAGATAAAAATGGCCGTTGTAGTATATAAGCCTAACAAAGAAGGTGTTATTACTAAAATTGTAAATGAGTTCTCATATACTGATTATTTAGAAAAGGGATGGTTTTTAAGTCCAGAAGATTTCCCCAAAAAGAAAGTAGAAAAGAATGACAGCGACAAAAAATGATATTATAGTAAGTGCTTATGAGCATATGCGTATTTCAGGTCTTACTGTTATACCTTCTGCAGCAGATAATGCCTTAGCTTTAAAGACCTTAGAAAATTTGATGGCGGAGCTGGCTAATAGAAATATCTTAGTAGATTATAATTTTGAAAATACGCCTCTTCTTACTTCTAGGCATAATATAGAAAGACGATTTTGGTTTGCTATAGAAATGCTCTTAGCAGATAGGTTGTTATCAGCTTTTGGAAAAGATGCTACACCTAGTTTTATTAGGGCTCGCTCAGCTGCGCAGTCTTCTTTATCTTCAGCTTGTGCTCGAGTAAATGTCGTACCCTACCCAAGTAGAATGCCAAAAGGAATAGGCAATTTTTATTCTGATAGATTTTATCCTCCCGCGGAAACGGCTCCTATTGAACCAAGTACTTTTACTATGTATATAGGAGATATTGATGATTTTGTTGAAAGTTTTATTGAGTATCTTAATGCTGGAGAAACAATTAGTAGTTATGTTTTAACAGCAGATACTGGATTAACTATAGTTTCTGAGTCTCTAGCCTCTCCTAATATTAATTATCAGGTGAGTGCTGTAGGAAATAATGAAGAAGACACTGAAATCCTCCAAGTTAAAATTGTAATTACTACGTCTACTGGTAGAGTAAAAACACGTATAAATACTTTTGAATTACTAAGTGCAGATGTAATAGATTAGGAGAAGAATATGCCCTGGTCTTTTTTTAATAGTTCAGCAGGAGAGCTTGGTGCTACGGGGGCTATAGCCGCTCTATTAGGCATTTGGGCTAAACTTCGTTTTGTTAGCAAAGAAACTTTTAAAGAATACTGTAGTAGAAATGAAAAAACTGCTGATGAGATAAAAGATAGTCAGCATGAAATTTTTGAGAAGTTAGATACAATAACAAAACATATGGGTGCTGTAGAACAATATATGAAAATGGTAAGCAAAGGAGATTAAAATGGCTAATACAGTTAAATCGACGAACAGAACAATCGAAGTAAGTGCAATTGATTCTGACTATATGATGGATCCTGAAATCAATGTATGGTCAGTTGTTTTTATTGGCGGTGGAGCAAATGACGAAGTATATATTATTGAGGATAGTGTAGAAACTACAGATCCTGTAAAATGTCATCTTAAGCAAGCTGCTGATGAGCCTCGTGAACATTACTTGTTTGGCCAACGTTTGCGGTTAGGTTTTACATTTGCAGATGGGACTTTCTCTCAAGGTTCAAAGGTTATTTTTAATATAGGTGATCGGAACAGATAATGCCTAGTAAAACAGCAGCAATCACCCTTATTAAAGGGGACAGCACCGAAGAAAATACAGATTACCGAGATGCTTTACCGGTAAATATGTATGCTGTACCAAGAGAAGTTCTTGGTGCTAAAGGATATATGCTTTGTTATCCTGGGTTAACTTCTTTTGGTACAGGTTTTGGTGCAGATAGAGGTGGGCTTTACAATGATAGATTTAATGCACATTATCGAGTCTCTGGTACTAAGTTAATCGAAGTAAGCTCAACTGGTGTAGTAACTAGCTTAGGTACAATACCTGGTACAGAGCAAGTTGCTCTTCCGAGCTCTTTTAGCTCTCAGTGTATTATTGCTGATGAAAGAATGTTTTTATATTCTCCTATAGGCGGGTTTTCCGAGGTATTAGATGGTGATTTAGGAACTCCAATTGACGGAGTTTGGATAGATGGTTATTATTTTTTAACAGACGGAGAATATATCTATCATACGGATATAGTAAATGAAGACGCCATTGATCCTTTAAAGTTTGCAACTGCTGAGTTTTCTCCTGACCCTACATTAGGAGTAGGTAAAACTACAGATAATAAGGCTATAGTTTTTGGCCGGTATTCAATTGAATATTTTGCAAATACTGCAAATACAAATTTTGCTTTTTCAAGAATAGAAACTCGTACTCAGTATATAGGCATAGTAGCTACTCATGCTAAATGCAGGTATGGTAATAAATGGTTTATAGTAGGTGGATCACGATATGAAGCCGTAGGAGTACATATAGTAAGTGCAGGTCAATTTACTAAAATTTCTACACGAGAAGTAGATAAAATTATTGCAGAATATTCTGAAACAGAATTATCTGATATACGTATGGAATGTCGTATGGAAGATGATATTGTTTTTGTAATAATTCACTTACCTAATTACACTTTATGTTATAATTATACTGTTGGAAGTATATTAGGCAATAATGTTGCTTGGTCATATCTTAAATCTCAGGTTTTAACACACAGTTACTATAATGGTATAAATAATGTTTTTGATCCAAGAACCTCTAAATGGATATGTGGAGATAGAACTTCTTCAACAATAGGTAAGTTAGATAATACAAAATTTACTCAATATGATACTTTAATGGAATGGATATTATATACTCCTATAGTACAGTTAGATTCAGCATCAGTTGATCGTATTGAAATAGTAACGATCCCTGGACATACAACTACTTTAGATGGCACTGTAGCTTTTTCTTTAACTACTAATGGTTTAAATTATGGAACTGAAACTTTTATTAATTATGGTGAACCTTCAGAATATAATCAAAGATTTATAATTAATCGTATAGGGTATGTTAGGGATAAAATAGGCTTTAGATTTAGGGGTGCAACTAAATCAAGGATGGCTTTTGGCTTGATGAAAGTAGTATATGGCTAAAGTAAATTTACCAGAATTACCAGGTTCTGCATTTTTTATAGATGGAGTAATGTCTTTAGAATGGCAAGAGTTCTTTAGGTCTTTGACTACAAGAGTAAGTGGTGAAGATAATATTGTTGAGCTATCAGAATTAATAAAGGTAGTTATATCAAGTGCGTATATAGAGTGCTTTACTCCTAAAGCTTCTAAAGAGCAGGAATTAGAACGGCTAATATATAATATTGATGAGGCTCTTTTTCAACAACCTATAGTAGATATAACAGAAACTTTTACCTCAGATTATACAATAACGCAGGCTAATTTTGAGCATATTATAATTTTTGATACTACAGGAGGAGATATAAATTGTAATCTTCCTAGTATAGGTAATGGAGATATAGGCAAATGGCTAATAATAGTTCGTAAAGGTATAAATAAATTAACTATTACAGCAGCAGATGCTGATATAATATTAGATAGTTCTCCAGGAGGAACAATAACAAGTGCAGATAATACATACGATTATCATAAATTAGGCCTTAGAATTTTATTCGAGGATCGTTGGGACTCTGGACCTGATTCCTTTGGAATTTGGTCAACCAGATAACTAATAACTGCACAGTAAAAGGAGGAGTACTAATGAAAAACAAATGTAAAAATTGTAGATGTTGGGTGCCGGATCTTGATCCTAAAAAGAAGGGTTGGGGGCAATGTAGGCCTCATGGTCCGCGGCCTCAAATAATGGAACAGGTTGACGGACTTGAATATCACATTGTTTGGGCATCTACTGGTGAAGATGATGGTTGTTATCATGACTTTGTACCAAAGGAGAACAGTTGAAAGTTAGCGCAATAATTCCAAATCGGAACGATACAGTAATGTTAGCTATTACTGTACGTTCCGTCTTGGAAGCCTTACATTCTATTAATGATGACGGTGAAGTTGTAATTGTCGATAATAGTGATAAGAATATTTGGGATATACTTAAGACTCCTAAGCTTAGCCCATTAGCTCATCATTATATCCGTTTAGGTAAAGTGCGATTAATACGACAAGAGCAGCCTTCATTGTTTGCTGCTAGAATGACTGCAGCAAGGGAGGCTAAAGGAGAATATCTGTTAAATCTTGATTCTCATATGCTAATTGGCCAAAACACAATTTTTGACCTTGTTAAATTTTTAGACACTGATATAGAGAATAGAGTAGGTTTTGCATATGCTCCAATGGGATGGTGTGGACAGCATGAAAGTAACGCTAGGCATGATATGCGAACTGATACTGATACAATATATGCAGGATGGGGTAAGTTATACTCAGTGCCTACGCCAATCTGTTGGAATTTTGGATCTTGGATGTGTCGGCGAGATTGGTTACTTAAAACTCGTGGATACGGTTTTCTTGCTGATAATTTTGTTGCATGGGGTGGTGGTGAATTCTATATATCTGTAAAATCCTGGTTATTAGGATATGAAAATTGGGCTGTACCAACAAACCCTTTATATCACATAGGCCCGTTTTCTAACGAAGTACAAGGAATTAACAATTATAAATATAGAGTATATACTGGTTCTGGTAAAGGCAGAGTTGGTATAGGTATACTAGCAAGTTTTTATGCTTTAGCAGGTGAAGATGGTAAAGAAATGGCTTTAGCAGCTGAACATGTTATGAGACAGCATCATGGCATAAAAGTTAGTAGGCTTTGGCCGGAAGCTAAAAAGTTAGCTGAAGACGATTGGTTATGGCTGCAGAAGCATCAGGTATACACTTTAAATGACTTTTGGAATAATAGGCTATGGGAAAACCCGCAAAAATTGGCAAATACTGCTTAATAGATAAAAATATATTTATAGATGAAGATACTATAATAGGGAACTATGTCTTCATTGAAGGGCCTGCTAATATAGGCAAAGGTTGTTTTATTGGTAACTATACACACATTAGGCCCCATGTTTTTATAGGTGATAAAGTTCAGATTCGGGACCATTGCTTAATAGAACCTCATGTTAAAATAGGGTCAGGTACCATTATTCATAGTCATGTATCAACTTGTGAAGGCCTATTTATTGATGAAGACTGCTTTATAGCCGGCCATGCTGCTTTTGCGAATGCTAATATCGTAAGGAGTATGACAGGTGTACCGATGCCAACAGATCCACCATATTTAGAAAACAATGTAACTGTTTTCTCTCATGCAGTTATTCTACCTGGAGTTAAGCTAAGAGCAGGATGTACTATTGGGGCAGGAAGTATAGTTACTCATAATACTAAACCAAATAAAAAATACATAGGAATACCGGGTAAAGTTCATGATTAGTTGTAGCATAGACCTATCAAATGAGTGTAATTTAGCTTGTAGATTTTGTATTTCTAAAAAGTATTTAAAGAAAGGAGAATTTTTACCCGCTAATACAGCTTATGATCTTTTTGAAGATTTAGATCAAATGGGAGTTAAATCAATTGTTTTTTCAGGAGGCGGGGAGCCTCTATTACACCCACATTTTGATGATATAATAACAGCAGCTAATTCAGCTTTTAAAATAGGATTATTTACAAATGGCTTAGAATTATACAATCATATAGATGTTTTGAAAAGGTTTACATTCATTAAAATAAGTTTAGATGCTGGCTCTAAGGAGTCATATAAAATTATCAAAGGCAAAGACAAGTTTAACCAAGTTATAGAAAATGCTTTTTTGGCACAGACTTATACTAATGTAACAATTGGATATGTGCTTCAGCCAGAAAATATAAGTGAGTTACCTTTAATTCAAAATTTATTTAGCGGAAAGTGTTTTGTAGCTGTTAAAAATGATGTTAGAACTGTACCCCGTATGCCAACTGCTGAATCTTGTGCACAGTCTACAAAATTAGGTGTAATTACTGCTGATGGTAATGTATGGTATTGTTCTTCTACTCGTTGGCAAGACTTTTATAAATTAGGAAATATTAATGAGGAAAGTATAAAAGCTATAATTAAAAAACGGGAGATGAAAAATGTAGATTTTAAACGCTGCAAGGATTGTAGGTATTCAATTAATAAAAAACATTTTGATTTTGTGTAAAGGAGGAGCAAATGTCATTGATAAATCAAAACACAGGTAGGGTGTGGCAGCAGAGCAGCTGGTGTCCGTGGATCACGATAGTCCGGACGGAAGACGGAACTCCACTGAGTCCGTTTGACAGGTTCAAGAAACCTGCTGTTACCATTAAGCCCAGCCCGGAGCAGCCAGAGGTTGAGCTGCCGGAAAATGTGGTCGGTCCACTGGCAGACATTCAGGCTGCAATCAGAGTGCTCAATGCAAGCTGGGAACAGCTGGCCGTAGCCAGCACCCCATCCATGAAGCGGTCCATCGTCGCAGGATTCAAGGCGCAGGCTGCGATGCTTCTGGACAGCATTGAGAGCTATGCGGAGACCATAGAATAGGAGCCAGTCATGACCTGGTATGTTGATGAAGCGAGAGATTTGGCTGTTGCTCAGATTCCAAGGGCTGGGCTGATGACCATAGCCGATTGGCTGGGCTGGCCCGGAACGGTAAAAAACGACGATCCGGCCCTCATGCGAATCTCTCGCAGAGTTGCATTCATCCGCGAGCCAGTAGACAGGCTTGAGAGTGCTTTCAGCTTTTTTTACTGGCGGGCCGATTATGGCTGGCCTCATAGCACCCCGGCACCAATTGATAGTTGGGAGGCTTTT